TCTGTCATCGTTCGTCTTGCCGATCTTGAGTCGAACGGAAAAGAAATCAACGTCCCATTAGTCAATCAAATGACTGGCCTTGGTGTCGGCGTCGGAACTCTCCGCGGCAACGAGGAAATGATGGACAGCTACGGTATGCCTGTATGGGCAGACTGGAGAAGGAATGCGATCGCCAATAATCGTGCATCGAACAAGGAAAGTTCGTTTGATGTCCGATCGACGGCACGCAATCTCCTCCGTGGCTGGTCTCGTCGCGTTATCAGGGACGATCTTGTTGACACGCTGCTTTCTATTCCGACCGGCACTATTCAGCCCGGTCGCTTTACGGCACCTGGTAATCCAGTCAATGGCGTGAAATGGCTTTCGGCAACGGCCACGCAGCAGAATAGCTGGAATACGGCAAATTCTGATCGCATCATTTATGGAACGCGGACATGGCAATCCGTGGTTGCGACTGCGCTTGGCACGTTGGTGCTTGGCACGGATATGATGACGGCCGCGCTTGGCAGTCAGATGAAAAGGCTGGCCAAGCAGAGCGGTTATGACACCGTCAACATTGGTCAATACAACGGTCGCCCCAAAATCACTCCCTGGGAAATCGAGGAGCTTGATGAGGAGATGTATGTCTGCTTCATCGGTGACAATGCTTTTGCGTCGTTGCAGGCCGATGCAAATATGTATCAGGCCAATCGTGATGCACGAGCTCGTGAAGCGAACGCAACCGGGACAAATCCAATCTTCACCGGCGGCGCTCTGCTTTACGACGGAATATTGTACAAGAATATTCCTGAGATCACGTCTCGCCTTATCCTAAAAGGTGTTGGTTCGACGGGTGCGACGGATGTTGAGCCTGTTTTCCTTTGTGGTCAGGCAGCCATGGCTTATGCACTTGGTCAACTGCCACGACCGACAACGCTGGAAGACGGTGACTATGAATTTATCTATGGAATTGGCATTGAAGCACAATACGGCTGTGCCAAGGTAGCCAAGGCGCCACTGACCGGCTCATCTGCTCCATCTTCAGATCTTGGTAATCTGGTTGATTGGGGCATGGTGACTGGTTTCGTGACAGTGAAATAACTCATATACCCCGGCGGACGCAAACGCGTTCAAGCCGGGGTTTTTTCTTTTCAGGAAAGGATATCAAAATGGCTACACGCAGAGCTCAAGTCCAACCAATGGCAGGTCTGTATGCTTCGGCACGAACTAAGAAAGTGCTTGGACCGAATACAATCGTCGGCGGTATCTATCAGCCTGGTACCATAACGGTGCTCAATTCCGATGTGACAGGTGCGGGGAATGTCGTTGTGGCATTTCGCGTTCCTGCCGGCTTTATCGCAACCGGCATCAACATGACTGTTCCCGATCTTGATACGGGCACGACGCTGACGATCTCGGTAGGTGATGCCGGTTCAGCTGCAAGACTTGTCGCTGCAAGCACGGTAGGTCAGGCCGGCGGCTCGGTCACGTCATTGGCTGCAACCGGGCAATATTATCAATTCCCTGTAGATACCGACATCCTTCTTACGTTCCCGGCAGCATCTACGGCAATTCCGGCCTCGGCGACATCTGCCAATATTACCAACTTTTTCCTGGAGGGCTTTGTGGCTCTTCCATAAAGGTGCGAAAATGAAAAAGGTCACTGTGACGTATAAGGCAGTCAAGGGCGACAGCAAGGTTGTCGAAGCCTGGGGCTGCACTTTTTACGATGGAAAACCCGAGACGGTCACCGTCTCGGATGAATATTATAATGAGATGGTCAACAGCCGATATTATGAACTTGGCAAGGCTACTGATGTGACCGAGGGAGAGCATCAAGCCGAAAAGGATAAGCCGGTAAAAGAAACGCATAGTGCCAAGCGATGATCACTTACACATCTGAACAGGCCATCAACAAGGCCGCGGCTGATCTCGGACGGTATGTTCCTGGTGAAGCTCTCGGCGCGGTTGAGCATGACACCCTGTCGCTTGCACTCGACAGGGTGTTGGCCGAAATTTCGAAAATCATTGCAATCATCGATCGGGATGATATCCCGGTCGTTGCGTTCGAATGTGTGTCGGAATTGACGGCGATGTTCGCAGCGTCCGAATTTTCTAACATCCCTTACGACAAGACACGCGTTGAGGCTGTTGAGCAACGCCTGAGATATTTGGTTTCTCAACAGCCAACCTATGAACCTGTCAACGCCTATTATTTCTGATGACAAACATCCCGTTTCCAATGCTGACAGCGCCTGGTCAGAAGACGAATGTTTCTGGCGGGAGATTGATCAATTGCTATCCTGAACCTAATGCCGCAACTGCGGGATTGCCTAATTCCTATTGGCGTGTGCCGGGATTGGATGTGTGGGGCACGGCTCCGTCGGGGACATACCGTGGTGGAGTCTATGTTCAGCAACAAGGTATATTTTATGGGATTTTTGGCAATACCGTTTATTCGTGGGGAGGAGCGGGTGCCGGCACGGCATTAAGTGGATCGGTTAGTGGAACAAAATTCTGTTGGTGTGCATCCAATCAGGCCGTGACGCCAGATGTTGTTTTTGTATCTCCTGGCGTTGGCGCATTTTGGACGCCAGCCGGCGGGACAAGTGTCGGAGCCTATCCGGATGCAGGCGTTGGCGCTCCTGATAGCGTAACTTTTCTAGATGGATTTTTTGTTTTCACGGCTGGAAATGGCACGACAATTGTCAGCGATCTCAATACAACGACAATCAATCCGCTGAACTTTGCAACGGCTCAATCCAAGCCTGATGCACTGTGGCGACCAATGCCGTTGGGTAATGGTCAGCTTCTGCTTTGCGGATCCAATACGATTGAAGTCTGGGGCGGTCCGCTTAATCCGACAGATTATCCATTTAATTACGTTGCAACCATCTATCGCGGAATTCCCGGTCCAAGTGCCATTTGCGGAGCAGAAGATGGATGGGGCAAAGGCATTTTCATGGTGGGAGATGACAACAAGGTTTCGTCTATTGCAATTGGAAGTTATGTACCTACGCCTGTTTCTATTCCAGACCTTGATCAGATTATTGAGGCTGAACCTGACAAGACCAGGATCATTGTTGGCTGCTATGTTGCCCGTGGACACGGCATGGTGGTCGTACAGGGGCCGACGTGGTGTTGGGAATATGACACCACGTTGACATCCTGGCATGAACGTCAATCCTATTTGCAGACTTATTGGCGCGGTTATCAGCCGATTTATGCTTTTGGTATATGGCTTTGTGGAGATACAAAAGGACCTAATCTTCTGGAAATTGGAGGGACAATACGCAAAGAGGTCGGCGATCCCCTCCGTATGAGAATCGAGACAGGGCCGATCGGGGCGTTTCCACATATCGTACGGATCAACGCTATCGAAGTTTACATGACAAAGGGAGCGAGTGATGCCCTCGGCGCCGATCCGCAGGAAACCAATGCGATGATCGAGGTTTCCTGCTCACGTGATGCCGGACAAAATTGGTCAAGTCCGCGGATTCTTTACATTGGCCGACAATCGACGACGACACAGCGAGCTCGTGGGGCAATTTGGGGGTCTGCGGTGATTGAAGGTGTGAGGTGGCGCTTTGATGAAAGTGCTGGAATTAATTTTGCCTTCATGGGCGCGGATATGGAGTCAGATACATTACGATGAATAAACTTGTCTTACCTGGTCAGCAAATATCAATCCAGAGATCGACAGGAGAGATAGACGCGACATGGTATGAACGATTGCGTGCCATGTTGGATCAATTGAACAATCTTTCTGGCGGCGGCGGCGGAGGAGGAGGTACTGTTACGTTAACGGGAGATGTAACAGGATCAGGAATCGGAACGATTCCTACAACGACAGGAAAATTACAGAATCACGCTGTTAGTTCGACAGCACCAACGCCTAACCAAGTTCTGAAGTGGACTGGAACTGCGTGGACGCCCCAAACGCTTACATCTGGTCAGATGACATGGGTGCCGTATACGACACTTGGTCAAGCTTTTGTAGCGCAGAACCTCACTCGCGATGGCGACTGGACGATGGTCGCCAATACCAGCACAACAGATAGACCTGCGCCGCAGCCATCTGGTGCCGAAGAGGATTTATTGCCTGCGTGGACGCCAACACGGCAACAGGCATCTGGCTCATATATTGTTTACAATGAATGGACAACAAACACGGCGGGCTGGATTGATCAATATGGTGTTGATATCATTCAGCAGAATGTCAATAAATCTCATATTATTACATTACGGGTGAATGGAGTTGTCAGAGATACTTTTACAGCTACGCCCAACACGGCTGAACTTTATTGGCACGATATTACGCCAATTGTAACTACTTCCGGTGCCGTTATTCGTGTTACGTTACAAATTGCAGGGACAGGCAGTAATTCCTGGTATCAACAGATTGGATTGTTCGCAACGCCGCCGGTTTATTGTTCTTTGGCTCAAGGTGCAAAGGATGCAGGAGCTCCGGGAACAACGGCTTATGGCTGCCATCTGCTGTTTACGCCCGGAACAGCTTCGCCAAATTGGGACGTTGTTGCTTATGGTGGTGCCGCGGCTGGTGGCGGTGTTGGCCCCGCTGGACCTAATGTAGTTTATATTCAAGACACTCATCCAACAGGAGCTTCTCCCGGAGAATTATGGTGGAATTCTGCAAATGGTCAGTTGTATGTAAATTATAATGACGGAGCAACTACGCAATGGGTCTCAGCTTCGAACAATGGCGGCGGTGGGAGTAGTGGAGGAAGTGGGGGATCTACTCTCTATGTTCAGGATGTTAAACCTATGACAGCCCCGGCTAATTCGATGTGGTGGAATTCCAAAAACGGGCAGCTTTATATAAATTATAATGACGGAAGCATGATGCAGTGGGTTTCAGCTTCAAATAACGGTGGTGCTGGCTCTTTGTTGCTCATGGGTTTTCAGAAAGCGGGTGCTCCGGCATCAGGCGATCTTCCTTCTGGCACCATGGGCCTCATCAACGACACGAGCGGTGGCCAAACGTGGCTTTGTTATAATTCTGCTGGGACAATCAGAAAGGTGCAACTTACCTAATGTCTCTCGTTTTCCCAGCATCACCGACATATGGCCAGGAGTGGCCATCGCCTCCGACTACAGGCTTGCCAGTATGGACATGGGATGGATCTGAATGGACCATTGGTCCGCTAATGGTAGTGCCAGCAGGTGCTGGTCCAACCTACTACATTTATGGATTCTGACAAATGGCTGATCCGATTGTACATATAACAAACGGTGTTCCTGATAGTGGTACGGGCAACATTACCACTCTTGGAATGACTGTTAACGCTATTGCCAGTACGACGAGTGGACAGTCCGGGCCGTTGGTGATGGGTGCGGTCACGGCAGCGCCCCCGGCCTACTCAACTACACAGACTAATCCTCTGAGTCTGACTACCTCGGGCGCTCTTCGCGTTGATGGTTCTGCCGTAACTCAGCCCATTAGCGGCAGTATCACGGTATCCGGAACAGTCTCCTCAACGCAATCCGGGACATGGACTGTTCAACCAGGAAACACCGCCAATACTACTGCATGGTTGGTAACGGGGACTGGTGGAACATTTCCGGTAACTGGGACATTCTGGCAAGCGACACAACCGGTTTCAATTGCCGCAACAGTCAACGTCAGTGCAGCACAATCCGGCACATGGACCGTGCAGCA